TTACAACACAATCTAAAGACGGCTTTGCAAGTTGGGCAGCGGCAGGTAAATTGGCGGGTGAAGTTGTCGGCGGTGCAATTAAAGGCGTTATGACTGTGCTTACATTATTTATTGATGGGCTGCATTTAGCAGGTTTAATATGGGATAGATTAGCAGGCAAAAAAATAGACGCTTCAATGGCTTTCCCAGCAACTAAAGCGTTGTGGGCTGATACGCAAAAAGCAACTGACGCAACAAAACCGCTAAATATTGCCCCAGCTATTACCCCGACAAAACCTTTAAAAATGCCTACTTTTAATTCTTCAAACATAAAAAGTACAAGTAATATTAACAATGTTAGTAATATAAAAAACATAGCCAATTTAAATAATGTAAAAAATACAAACAATATAAACAATTTACTGTCTCAAAATAAAGCAGTGCAGAATAAAAACCTAATGGCAAATAACAACAATGCAGTATCGGGAAAGATTGATATAAATATTAATCAAAACGGTAAACCGAGTGTTACAGCGTTACAATCAAACAATAAAAACTTTGTGCTTAACGCCAAAACAGGGAGTATGACAGCGTGAATTACTTAAAAGAATTGTTTATTGCTAAGTTTCAAAATAGGGCAGGTAGCATTCAGTTTAACGTTGAAAGTAGCGATTTTAATTTAGGCCGCCGCGTGGTTGTACACGAATTTGTACAGCGTGATAATCCGTTCGTTGAAGATTTAGGACGTAAAAATAGATCACAAACAATTAATGGCTTTTTAGTTGCTAACAAAGAGAATAATTTTAATCCATTTTTAGAACGTGATTTTTTAATTAAACTGATAGAGACAGATGGCGAAGGCGTATTTACTAACCCATTTTATGGTGAACTGACAGGGCATATTACCGATTTTAATATTACTGAAACTTCTACTAAAGAAGGTGGATTAGTTGCGTTTACGTTTACTTTTATCGAAGCTGGTAAAAAAGTATTTAACGGTAATTCAAACTCAAATAATTTATTTGATAAAAAGGCTAGTGCTGAATTGTCTTGTTTAGCCAGTTATGAGGCTATGCAGACTGATTTTAATAGTTTATTTACTGTTGAGAATACGGCGGGTTTTGTGCGTGAAAGTGCAATTAATCAAATCAATTCATTTTTAGAAAAAGTAAACAATGTTGTTAGTACCCAGTCATTTACCAGTAATATTAACAATGTAGCCCTACAAACTTATCAAACTATTCAATATGCCAAACAACAATTAAGACAAATTGTATTTGGTGCAAATTTGTCGGCAGTGCTATTAAGTTTAAATATTATTAATATTATTAAATCAATTAATGACGTAACAGCAATCAAAAATTGGGCAGTCGCTCCGTTACCGACCTATAAAACAAAATCACGTAAACAACAAGAAATTAATAATAACGCAATAAAAAACTTAATACAAACTGCATCAGTAGTTAGGCAGGGCGAACTAATTATTAATAAAGTAAGTGAACGTGATTTAAACTTTAACGAAGTTACAGTATTAACAATTGATGATATGAAAGTGTTGCGTACTGATTTTAGCGAATTAATTACTAATCAAATTTATGATTTAAGCAGTCAATACATTTTTGATGAGACACAATCAAAACTAGTAAACACGCGTACTGATATATTGCAATATTTGACTAGTCAAAGTGATTATTTATCAAGAATTAATTACACTAATTTATGTGATACGACAATGAGCCAAACATTTACGCCCTTGATTGTAACGGCATATAGACACTATGGCGAGTTGAACGATGAGTTATTGATTGAGCGTAATGCAATAGCCAATCCTTTATTTGTACCACACAATCAAAAAATAGCGATTATAAATTAAATGGATAAAGTAGAATTAATCGTTAATAATAAAGTTTACGATAACTGGTTAAGTGTTAGCGTCAATCATTCTATTGAGAATTTAGCGGGTTCGTTTAGTTTAGAAATAGCCAATATGTTGGACGCGTGGGAAATTACTGCAGGTGATGAATGCGTTTTAAAGTTTGGTAAAGACGTATTAATTAGTGGTTATATTGATAGCAAAACATTAAGACTAGAAGCCAACAGCACGGCAATAAATGTACAAGGACGCGATAAAACGGGCGATTTAGTAGACTGTAGCGTAAAGCCTAAACAATGGCAAAACTTATCTTTTGAAGCAGTTGCAATTGATATTCTTAAGCCTTTTAATATTTTATTGTATACCCAGTTAGACAGTAATAGTACTGGGTATTTAAAAAAACAAGCAACTAAACTTAAAGTACCAAAAAAACTGGCTTTAAACGGCGGTGGTAAGTTTAAGAAAAAAACTACTGGTGAAGGTTCACAAACTGCACACGAAACACTAAAAGAAGTGTGCAAGTCGCAAGGTGTTTTATTAGTTAGTGATAGAAATGGCGGTTTAATTGTTACTCGCGCAGGATTAAATGGATCATCTTATGATGGCTTAGTACTGGGCGGTAATTTGTTATCACTTGAAATAGCCGACGACTTTACGAATTTATTTAGTGAAATATCAGTTAAAGGGCAGTCAAGCGGTGCAGTTCAAGACGTAAACAGTCAAAATCAATATTCAACTGCTGATTTACAAAATAGAGTTAAACCTAATGCAGCAGTAATATCTAAAAATAGTATAGGAAAATTAAACAGATACAGACCGCTGATTATTGAAGCTGAACAACAAAGCACACAAACAGACTGCTTAAAACGAGCGCAATGGGAAGTCGGCAATAGACAATCAAACAGTAGAAAAATAACTGCAAAGGTTCAAGGCTGGAGGCAGTCAAATAATCAACTGTGGGAGATAAACACATTAACAACAGTACAATCAGAATATACAGATATAACTGTGAATTGGTTAATATCTGCCATTGATTTTAGTATTGATACCAGCGGTTCAACGTGTACAATTACATTAATAAGCTCGTTATCTTTTGATATTTTAGAAGAGATACCCGAAAAAGAAGCGGTAAAAAAGAAAGCAAAAGTAGTTAAAAAGACTACCAGTAAAAAAGAAACAACGGCGTTATATTTTAGGGGTGAACGATGAATTACGTTAAACGTGCAATATTAAGAATGTTAAAACTAGACACGCCTAGCATTCAAGCGTCTATTGAGTGTACCAGCGATGACATACAAGACGATGTAGAAGTTGTACAGACTTATGGATTTAATGCAGTCCCGCCTGACAATGTAACCGAAGCGATTGTATTAAATGTAAATGGGCATAGCGACCACAGCGTACTAATTAGTTTTATTGATAAGCAAAACAGACCTTTGATTAATAAAGGTGAAGCACAAATGTACGCTAAAACAGACGCGGGGATTACTACAATTACGTTTAAAAAGAACGGTGATATTGAAATAAACCCAGCCAGTAATAAATTAATTATTAATTCAAATATTCAAGTAAACGGTAGAATTGAGGCTACAGGCGATGTAAAAGCGGGTTCAATTAGTTTACAAAACCATACACACCCACAAAACAACGGCAACGATTACGGCGGTGGAGTGAATACTGGGGCGTCTCAATGAGTGATTTAGCTTTAATTATCAATTGCACTCAAGAACAATGCTTTGATTTAAAAGTATCTTGCGGTGATTTAGTGCTGGGTAACGACTTACAAAATGCCATTGCATTGTCATTGTTTACGAACGCAAGGGCAAGGGCAGGTGATACTTTACCCAATGGTGAAGCCAGCGACCAGCAAGGCTGGTGGGGCAGTAAAATCGGCAATGATGGCGAGTTTGGCAGTTATTTATGGTTATTAAAAAACAGTAATACAACACAAGAAACACTCAATAAAGCTAAACAGTATGCTAAAAAATCACTGGACTGGTTAATTGATGACGGCATAGCCAGCGATGTAGTTGTAGAAGCCAGTTACGATGGGTGTGGTAGTAAACAGTTAAAACTTAAAATTGAGGTTCAACAACCTAATAATACTAGCCAGTTTTGGCGGTTTAAATACGCGTGGGACGTAAGTAATTTTGAGGTGTGCAATGCCTAATGTGTCAATAAAATCAAACATTGATCAAGTATTTAAAAACGTTATTTTTATTAGTAAAAATATTAAATCAAAAGTAATAAAGCTATCAATCAACGATACAGTTAGAGTATCCAGTACAGCAACGTCAAGATTGATTAAAGCCGAGGGGTACAATATGAGTGTACCTAAAATCGGTAAAACATTAACTAAAAACTTTGCAAGTGAAACAAATTTAAAAGCTAAAATTACATCTAATTCAAAACGAGTAAACTTAAAAGAATTTTCACCACTACGATATGGTAAAAGGCAGATAATTAAACGGGTACGCGGTAAAATAAACTTAGTATCAGGCGGTGGTATATCAGTAAAAGTAAAAAATGGACGTAAAAAAATACCACACGCTTTTTTTATGAAAGGTTTAGTTGTTATTCGTGCAAGACACGCAAAAGAAAAAAATGGCTTATCAATTAAAACTAAAAAACAAATAAAATTTAAAGGCGGTTTTGAGTTATATAAAGACGATATTAAATTACTGACTGGACCGAGTGTTTCTAAAGCGTTTAGCAGTGAAAAAGTAATAAACAACCTTAGATTAAAAACAGCCGAGCATTTACCAAAGCGTTTAGCACATCATTTAAAACGACTAACACAATAAATTATGCCAATTATCAGACCCACATTAACAGAACTAAACAACCAAGCAATTAGTCAAATTGAGGCATTAATACCTAATACCGACGCAAGAATGCGGTTTAGTGTCTTGGGTGTTTTTGCTAAAATATGGGCTGGATTAATTGATGGCTTATACAGTACGTTAAACTGGTTAAGTCGTCAATTATTTGTTACGACTGCAACAACCAAATATTTAACACAAATTGCTGAAAGTTACGGCGTTAATCGTTTACCAGCGACCGCTGCTATCGGGTGTGTAAAAGTAGATGGTTTAAGTGGTACAAGTATACCATTAGGTACAATATTCACTTCAACAAGTGGTATTCAGTACCAAACAACACAATCAATTATTTTAGACAATACACTAACTGCAAATATAAACGTAATTTGTTTAAACGTTGGCAGTATCGGAAACATTACATACACAGCCCAATTAACGCCTTTACAGCCTATCGTTGGATTGACTAATTCAACAGTATGTACTAGCGGAATAAGTGGAGGCAGCGAAGAAGAAAGCGACGATGGATTACGTGCAAGAACTTTATTAAGATTAAGAAATCCGCCCGGTGCAGGTACTAAATCAGACTGGGAACGCTGGGCGTTTAGTTTAAGTGCAAGTGTTACGCGAGTGTGGATTTTACCGACGGTTTACGGTAATGGTACAGTCGGTTTAGTCTTTGCAGAGGATAACGACGGCATTGTACCCACTCAATCGCGTATCAATCAAATGCTGATACATTTAGCACAATTTACGCCAGTGGGTTCAAATGTTTACGTGTTTCCGCCGACTTTAAAAACGATTGATTTTAACATTACATTAAACCAGAATGCTGATATAAATGTTCGCAATAATGTAACCGAAGAATTAAAAGACTTGCTTTATCGTGAAGCCTCCCCCGCTGCTACTGTGCCTTTGTCTCATATATCAGAGGCAATTAGTAGCGGACAAGGTGAGTTTGACCACACTTTAAATATGCCGACTTCGCCTTTAACTTTTATTGCACAAGCCCCAGTATTTGAAATTGGAGCTTTAGGAGTAATTCTATGGCAATAAATGACTGCAATAAACAACAAAGCGACTGCAACAGTTTTGCTAAAGCACAAGAATATAATTTATGCGAAGTAAAAAAGCCCAGTGATTATGCTTTAGTTGCTAAAAGATTAGAACCCACGGGTAAACTGTGGGACTGCTTAAGTCCTTTAAAAATGGCTTTACACACTGCTTTCGGTTCTCTTTTAAGCGGTTTTGAAAGTGCTATGTGTAAACTTCAAAAAGAAAGTTTGGCGTGTGGTTCAATTGAATTAATCAATGAGTTTGAAGCTGAATATGGACTGCCCAGCGGGTGTGCTAAGTCTTATCCGACGGATTTAGCAGGTAGGCAGGCACAAGTATGTACTGCACGTAAAAGCATTGGTATCAGTACAATTAGTCAATTAGAGGATTTATTACAAACAGCAACGGCTTGCACTAATTTAAAAATAACAGAGTCTACAATTCATTCAACAGTTGGAGGCTGGACTGGAGGTGCTGGAAATCCATTGATGGTATCAGGTGGGGTGTGTGTTACTGGTATTACTGAACCGCTAATACCCACTAATTTGCCTTACTGCCCTATTATTTATCATAGTACAGTCGGCGGGTGGACGGGTGGAGTGGGGCAGTCATTGACTATTCAAGACGAAACAAAAATTAATATCATTGAGTGTTTAATGAGTAAACACTTGCCAGCTTCTATTAATTACAGTCTTTGTAACGGATACAATCTACCAGAACAACCACAGCCTAAAGTATATCAACCTATATTTTATAATCACGGCGACGTAACCGATATAAACAATATTAAATTATTCTCAAAAGTTCGCTTAATTGCGTTTAATGACCCATTACCCGCTGATTTTGATTATTTGACTGATATAAACGACAATATTATAACTATTTACAAATTGACACAATCAATAGACTTGTCTTATTATCCATTTAATTTTAATATACCGATTGAAATAAATAATACAATTGTTGGATACGCTCAAGAATGACTAAAGTACATACACCCGATTCAAATGCAAGCAACCAGCAGACTGCCGATGGCGTATCTACTACTTTGTTAGTTACGCCTAGCGGATTATTGTATTCTATAAACAATGGCAATGTTAATACTGCTATCACGAACTTATCTAATAATTCATTTGATAGTAAATATAATTATAACATAGCATCGCCTACCGAAGTGTCCGACGGCGTTAATACTTATAAATTAGTAACACCGTTTTCATTATTAAGTTCAATAAATAGCACAGGTACAGTTAATACTGCAATTAAAAATATATCAAATAACCAAATATCAAGTGCAATAGCAACTAATCAAGAAGTAATTGATGGCGTATCTGCTACTAAATTAGTAACACCTAGCAGTTTATTAAACGCAATAAACAATACTGGTGCAATTAAAACGGCAGTATCAAATATTGCAACAACCATTGCAAATACGCAAATAGCTAACGCTCTGCCAGTTAGAACATATAAAGATGTAACAGCAACAAGACAACAGGACGTTACCTATACAAATACAACAAATACTGACTTAATCGTTATTGTTAATGTTGTGGGCGGTGTTAATTTTATACATTCGCTTTATGTCGGTGGGCTTATTGTGTGTAGTCGTTATGCGGCAACATCGGCAGGATATGTATACTATGGCACACTGGAAGCGACTATCCCTGCCGGTGGTACTTATTTATACAACAGTTCAGCGGGTGGGCAAATTCAACAGTGGATAGAATTATCAGCAAATTAATAAATTAATAAATTTTAAAAAGGAAAGCAAATATGGCAATTACATCATTAGTTGATGGTATTACAGGTGTCGGGCCGACGGGTCAATTTTTAATCGGGCCGAATACAATCGCACCGTATGCTGGAACATCAGTTGTTGGTTTAACAGATGGTACATCAGCAGCAACAGCATCAAAAAACGTCGCAGAAATTTACAATGAAATTATTTTTGATAAAAGAATAATCATTGAAAAAGCAGGGCTTACTTTTGACCCAGCCGATAATAGTCAGTTATTACGTGCTATTCAAAAACTACCGAATTACTCACCACAAAGTTACGGCACATTCGCATCAGTAGTCGCACCAACATTAGCCCCCACAGAAGCTAACCCAAAAGTAATTTTAACGAATAGTAATCAAGAAGTGTTTGCTTGGACAGGTACGAATTGGGCGTTAATTGCGAACGGTTATTCTGAAAATTTATCGGGTTCTTTTACAAACAGCACTTTTAATTCAACTGCAATTTATTCAACTTATACAGCACAGAGAGCGGGTAAAATTATTGTAGAGACTTCAGCGATTGCAAGTTGGGCGAGTACTACCCCAAATATGTATACACTTGCAGTAGATAGTTTTGGCTTCGGAAGTATTTCTTATTCTTTAGATTCTGCTACTGCGGGTTTTGTTAAAAACTCAGCAACAATAAATGTATCAGCAGGTCAAGTAATAAATGCAGGTATCTATATTGGTGCACAAAACAATACAATTGCAGGCACAGGTAAAATGACAATAACCTACATTGGATAATTATATGAAAAACTACATTACAAAATCAAACTTACCATTTGCAGTAAACGGCTTTATTAAAACTTTAATGAGTGATGAGCATCACGCACAAATTACTGCACAACCCAATGCTCCAGTTCACTTTGCTGAAGGTAGTGCTGAATACAAAGCATACGAAGTTGAATATAAAAAGAAAGAAGCGGAAGCCATTGCTGCACGACGTGCAACACGGTCTGTAAGTATCCGTGCGGGACGTGAAGCATTGATAGCTGCTGGGGTTTTAGATAAGATTGAAGCGGCTATTAACTCAATGACTGATGTTAAAGAAAAAGCACTGGCTAAAAACTGGCTTGAGTATTCACAAGTCTATATGCGTAACAATCCGTTCTTAATTAAAATGACGACTGCTTTAAAAATGACGCCAGAGCAAGTGGACGCATTGTTTGACGAAGCGGAAAAGTTAGAGGTTAAGTAAATGAGTACGCGAGTATACGTCGGCTTTAAAAAGGGTACGGGTTTGTCTGCAACGATAAATCGTGAACGCCTTGTGTCGCAATACTCACACAGTGCAGTACGTGTGGGTGATAAAGTACTACAAGCGTCACCATTTAAAGGAGTGTTCTTATCGTCAGTAGATGATGAGTACAACAAACAATTTCTTTGGTGTCCTGTACCTTCTAAAGCCGACGATGTACTTGCAAGGTTCGGTTTAGTAGATGGTGCAGCGTATGATTTATTTGGTTTAACAGTATTCATATTACCTAATCGCAAGAATGACCCGCGTTATTTTTACTGCCACGAACTAGTTAGTTATGTTTTAGACTTACCCGTTCAACACCGCTACACACCTGAAACTATTTTAGCAGGACTTTTTTTATGTCGGAAATAAATCCCCAAGACTTTGGCGAATTGAAAGCACAAGTCGCAATGCTTACAAAACAAAACGATATTGTAAATAATAAACTTGATGCTCAAAACGAAACGCTTAAGTCTATGAAAGAAGTATTAGACAAAGCACAAGGTGGCTGGCGTATGCTTGTTACCGTGGGTACAGTCTGTGCAGGATTAGGTGCAGGCATTGTTTCGTTATTTGAACTGTTTAAACAAAAATGATTACTAAACAAGAATATTTCTCACGTAATAAAAAACCTATTGCTGCCAGCGAAATACTAGAAGAACACTTAATTAATGCCGAAGTATTGATTATTAAAGTTAATGCATTATGGGTAGCTTTTGAGAAAGACAACGGCAACATACTATTGGTGGTATCTAGTGGATATCGTACTAAAGCAATTAATGCAAGTATTAAAGGCTCGGCTAAACGAAGCCATCACATGATGGGCAATGCAGTGGACATTCAAGACAGACAACAAATATTACAACGTTGGCTAAAAACACCAGCGGGTTTAAAAGCATTGGAAGATAACGGGCTTTATGTTGAAGACTTTAAATACACTAAGACTTGGGTACACTTACAAAAAGTAGTACCAAAATCAAACAATAGATTTTTTATTCCTTAAATTTTCAACTGCCTGTTCAAAATGACTTTTAATTAATTCAAAAGGAATATCACAATTAATTGTTTCGCTATCTTTAATAGTATTGTCCCACGGAGTTCCTACAGCGTGCGTCATATCAAACAATGCAATAGCAGTAAATTTACCGTAAGCATTCCAAACATTTTTAATAAACTTTTTTATTTCATTGTCTGTTGGAGTGCCCACTTCATTTATAGTAAAACCACCAAACTGAATTACTTTTTCAGCTGCTTTTTTTTCAATTGGACTTGCACCATATTTTATAAACTCTTGATATAAAGAATTAATAACAATACCAAATTTACCTGCTTTTATCTCTTCGTTGATTAATCTTTTACCCGTCATTCCTACATACCAACCGTGGGCATAGTAAACCAAACTGCGAAGTTTCATTAAGTTAATTTCCTCTCCTTTTTCTTGAGCAAGATTAAGAAACTCATTAGCAATTGATTTTGCCGAATAAATCATTTTGATGAATTAACTTTTAAGTCATAAGCAGTTTGTAAATTTAACCAGTATTGTTTAGACTGACCAAAATAATTGCCAAAAGATAAAGCTAATTGATCATTAATCGGGCTTTTACATTTTAAAATACTAATTATTTTAACAACTGGTACGCCAATATTACGTGAAATAACAGTTGGTGTCATTGAAGTATCTTTTAATATTTCCGCTAAAAATTCACCGGGGTGAACGGCTGGCAATTTATTGTTTGGTAATTGGTTTTTCATAGTTTATTTTTAATTTTTAACTTGTATTCGCTAATCATAGTTTTTAAATCTTCTCGCGAATACTTATTGACTGATTGATCACACTCTAACGCTTCAACTTTTTGCAGTCCTATTTTATTTATTAAACCTTTGCGATACTCTAAAACATTGCCCGCTAAAAAGTTATTACAGTGTTTGCACTGTGCATTTACGTTATCTTTGTTAAACCGAAGATTAGGACGTGAACCTATACTTAGATAGTGTCCAGCATCACAAACCCCTCCAGTGCTTCTTAAACCCCATAAAATTGGCTTTTGACAACTGATACAGTCATTGCCGTAGTCTCGCTGTCTGATATAAGCATTAAATACTATTTGTAATTCTTTGACTAATTCGGGCTTAGTTTTTAGTGCCTCAAGTTTTTGTTTGGTATTTTTTTTATCGTCTTTAATTATTAATTTGATTGATTTTTCTTTTTTAGTTTTTGTTTTGCTTAAAACTAACGAACATTCAAAACCACAAACAGACTGCAATGGCTTAGTCTTAATATACTTTACTTTGCATACCTTGCAAGTATGCTTTTTTACGCCGTCCATTTTACACAGTTTAAATTGCCATGTGCTTGAATAAACGCTATTAAATTAGATAGTTGAACCTTATTCATCTTACTTGTACTTAACCCCAATAAAATCATCTTATCGCCGTTAATTGTAGGTGTAACTCTTAATTCATCATTGATTGAAGCCGTAAATATATCTTTCCAGTCTTCAGGAGAATACTTTTTATTGAAGTGTACGCATTGATTACTAACGTCAGTTAGCATCGCCCACATCTTATCATTCTGTTCAAGACTTCTAGTTTGTTTTTTAACTGTTAATTTATCTTCTTCAAGATACAGTGCAACATTATTATTAATCTTTAATTTTAAAAAAGAACTGATTAAATTTTTTACATCGTTTAAAGTTTGTTGATTGATAATAATTTTACGTTTCATATTATTCTTTATTGGTACGGCGTGAGAGAATTGAACTCCCATTATAGGTGTAGAAGACCAATGTATTATCCTTTATACGAACGCCGTATTGTTTGGCGGTGGGTGATAGAATTGAACTACCTCTTCAAGGATTTGGAATCCCGTGTGCTACCGTAACACTTACCCACCTATGTAATAACCGCCAAGGCTTCGCATTTTCTGTAAAGAATTAGGCGTGGCGACTGTGTTTTGTAAGTGGTGCGGCTGGGTTTTCACCAGCAACTTCCGCCTCCGACTGGATGTGTAGTCCTATTCAGCGGGTTTCTTTACTCATATGATATATATCATCTTACGCACCAACAAAGATATTATACCATATCTTATAATTTTAGGTATATATATTTATAATATTTTTTAATTTTAATTAATTTTTCTAACTCTTTAATATAAGTTTCTATGCAGGCTGGTTTATTAGATTTATTTACCTGTTGCAAAGCATTTATTACTGCCATTTTCATATCCATATTATAACCAGTAAGCAAGCAAATAGTCTCGTTATACGGTAAAAGATACATTGCCCAGTTACTACCGTTACCACCTAAATAAGTGCAGCTATAAGTTGATTTTTCTATGCCAAGCACTTGTAACATATTACGAATATCACGCAATACATTAGAATGTTTTTTACCTGTCAATTCCGCAATCCTGCGGCTACTCATTAATAGTTTCATTTAATCATTCCTTTAAAAACCATTCAAGTTAAATAAGGCAGGCGGTGAATGAAGCCGCTTTTCGGGGTATCCCCCTAGCCTTAATATAGATTATAGCATAGATTGTGTTAAGGCTATCTTTTGTTTATATAATAGCCTATTATATATTTTATTGATCTTTTTATGCTCTGTAATAGCCTCACTTTCTAACTTATATAACTTTTCATCAAGTCTTTTAATTGCATCGGACTTTAACATAGTTGGGTCTGTTGTGAACTCTGCATCAATACTCATAAAGTATAGTTTTTGCTTTTGCAGGTCATTTATATCATTATAGATTATCTTCAATCTTTCATAGCAAATTTCATTTTCACTGCTAACTTCTTTTATCTCCTCCGCCTTTTTATTTTTAGCCTCGTTATCTTTTAGCCTTTGTATTTCGTCTTTTAAATAAACCATTGCCTTATTTAAATCTTTAATTGCAAACTCTACGCCCTCACCTTTTTTACCTGCACGCCATACGTATCTAATAACGTGTCCTAGGTTACTATTCATGTGTCTTGTTATCTCTATACACTTCACGCCACCTTCAGATTCATACCACGGCGGATTGTTTACTTCGTCTACTTTGTTATTACTCATTTTGTTATTCCTTTACAAGTATATTTTACTTCAGCTTCAACATAATAAAGACCACCCGCACCTTTTTGTTCAATAAAAGTTTTCCCTTCTTCCACAAGAAATTCATAGGCACGAAGCCAAACCCCAGCATAATCTTTGTAAATCGCTTTGTAAATCGGACAGCCAGCCTGCTTCCATTTAGTATCATCTTTTTCACCACAACCAAATAGTAAAGTAGCACAAATTAATAAAATTAAACCTCTCATTTTATTTCTCCTTGTTTATTCATTACTTTAAAATTAAGTAAGCCTGTTTACTTAATCAATCATTTTTATAATATTGTTTTTTAAAACAACTCTTTCTATAGCACTAATTTTTCTACATTCTTTTTTAGTTAATTCAAAAATAACGTCCGATTTTAATATAAAGAAAGGACAGTTTGTAGCGATAATAATTGGTCTAAACTTCTTGTCCCGATTAAATATTTTTAATATCTCATTTTTTGCGTTTAAATCCAAAGCGGTTTCAGGCTCATCAAAAAATATAACATCCTCGTTTTTCGTCATTAGTAAAAATTCAACAATATCTGATGCTATAGATTGTCCATGTGAACTATGAAATTTTCTTTCTAAAAATGTAGCAAGAGCTTCACCGCCTATAGCTTTGCTAACTGAAGCGTATCCAACATAACCACTTTTATCAGACCCCATACTTCTTGTATTAAATAATACACTTCTATTGTCAAATTCCATTGTATTTTTACATAGGTTGTATATTAAAATATTAAGAGAATAAGTTTTACCAATTCCATTTTTACCGGTTAGTGCAATTAATTTACCAGCCTTTACCTCAGCATAAAGTTCGTCAAAATTAATCGCTTTACGTTGTGCCTTGCCTTTTGACCTGTTTATTTTTTCATTTTCCATTTTTTTTATTCATTATTTAATAGCAGTTCTAATTCAAGTAAATCTGTGTACCTATCGTTGAATGATTTTAAATGATTGTTAAGTATATTATCATCTGATATAACATCATACTCTTTCGGTATCTCCACACCATCTTGATATGCCTGTACATCTATACTATAAATACCTAATGCAAGAAGAGTTTTTACACAATCCAATAGACCACCTTGCACATAGCGTTCTATGTCTATGTCAGGGTTTGAAAGCGAATCAGTTGTTATTAACCTCATCGCTTTATCAACTAACATAAATGTGTTAAGAGCGTATGGGTTATTAGTAAATACTATTGCTGTACTGCCTATGATAACATTTTTTATAAAGTCTAACGTCTCATCTTCTATTTGATTAGCTGTTAAGTATAAAGTACTAGGCAGCATTTTTATATTACACGGAAAATCATAAACCTTGTATTTCCCCATCTGAATTATAAATTTTACTTTTGCCATTCTTCCACCTCTTCTATTGCTTTATTTTCTAAAAAACCTATGAATGAATTTTCACAAGTTTTACTATTAAAATTAGTTAAATTTAAAGCCATAGTTTCTAAAACTAATATTTCGTTTTGAATATCCATAACCCCTTTATGTTTAAGCTCCTGTACTTTATAAAGTAGCCGCCTTAATAACTCTACTTGCTCAACACGTTTAAGTGTAAATTGTATATTGTTTATCTTTTCCATTTTAATACTCGTAAAAATCGGTTATTTCATTAAAGAACTCTTCGTTCTCTTGACTTAATAATATTAAAATTAAATAAGCAATAAATGTTATCCAAACCAACATTATCAAATTAAAAACTATTAAATAATCCATTTTTTATAACTCCTTAGAATTTTCAATCATTACTTTAATATTTGCGTATGCTGTGTAATATTCAGCAAGATAGATTTTCGGTAAAACTTTTAATAAGTAAATCAGTAGCTTATCAATATCGTCAAACATATCTGGCGGGCATATATACATACATACCTTCTGTGCAGTTTCAAATACTAAACTAAGCCGACGTGCAACATTGCTGTATCTTTCGTTAATATCTAGATCAACTTCAACGAACCTAGTTAATTCTTTGATTAAATGCAAACCGTTCACTAAATCATCAAAATCACTAGTCGTACAAGTGTTTGATTTAAGTTTTATAAACGCATTGTTTGACCTTGTATACTCTGCCAAAGCATACTCTTTTGATACATAAGTGTTTGATAAGTCAATTTGCTGTAACTTGAATATACCGCCAGTCAAATCTATTGACTTTGGTTTATACTTTTTTATACGTTTATTTTTCATAAATTTACTTTTATAAAAAAAGAAACCCGCTAGTCTATGCGCACGAACGCATAAACTAACGGGCTAAAAAATAGATTAGAAACTATAGATGTTCGTGCATCAATTTCTAATATTATATATATATTATACCATATAATTATGTTAAATTTAACTTTTGTTTGATTAATTTTAATATTTCGTCATAATTAGTATAAGCATTACTTTGTCTAATACTACCATTAATTACACGCTCTGTAACTACTGATGGTACTGATGAGTTTGCTTTAACATACTTACCTAAAGGGCCTTTTAAGTTTTGTGGTATTGTAATGTTATTTCGTTTAGCAATTTCTACAATATCAAGTGGAACTGTTATATTAGATTTTATAAGTGGTGTAGTATTACCAAACATAGCGACAATATCGTTTTGTATTCCATCGCTTATTGACTGCCAAATTAATGGGAATAACTGCTTTGTATCTTCGTTACCTAAAGTTAATTTTGCTTTCTCAATAATATTAAGTTTTTCTAAAATTGGTAAATCTACTGGCTGTATGGATAACGATGGCTTATTAGACTGCTCAAGTTCTGTCATTCTATCAAATACTTTAGCTTGCAAGTCATAACTATATGACATCGCCATTAAACACGCTTCACGCTTTGGGAAGTTGTATATACTTCTGATGTTGTTATTGCCATAAGTTTGCGTTCCTAAAAATTTAGGAGCGTTAGCTTCACCTAACACTTGTGGTACTTTAGCCATAAAGTTATCGTGCCGAAGTTCAGAAGCCCCTTCAGTACGACTAGCATTGATAAATTCTACAAGTTCAAGACTTGTTATTGTTACGTTTTTATTTACTAAATTCATATTTAATCGCCTTTTAAATTCGCCCTTAAAAATATCAAGGCAGGCGGGGGCGAAGTCCGCTTTTCGGTGTATCCACCTAGCCTTGTAAAACAATATTATAACACAGTTATACTCTTTGTTTAGTTATGTGAGTACAAACATCTAAATTAGTCAATGGTAGATTACCATAACCTATAGACATATCTACAAACTTAACTGCTTGTTCGTATGATAAGCCTATCTCATAAGCGATATGATGATTTACTTTTATAGTATCACCAATTCTCATACTGCTTAAAAGTTTTGATAATTCTTTTAAATTAGCCTCTTCTTTGGCAATTTCTAAAGATGGCAATCTGGTTACTAAATGCTCGTATTTATTTTTATTAGTCATTTTAATTTACTCAGTGCGTTTTTATAAGAATTTGCGGGGCTTGTAATCTATCTTTTATATTTTTTATATTTTTTATATTTTTTGCCATCTGTTGATAGGTAACACACTGTGCAGTTAAAGTTTTAAATAAATAAGTTTTATTAATAAATTGAGTTCAAGCTAGGGAGCTTTAAATAAAAAAATTGGTCGGAGTACAAGGATTCGAACCTTGGACCTTCTGCTCCCAAAGCAGACGCACTACCGGGCTGTGCTACACTCCGAACAATCAATATTTTAGCTTATTATTAATAAATAAGCAAATTAGTAAATAAGCAATAAATACGTCTGTTTTTAGTTCTTTGTTTGATTTTATTTTTTTCATAATTACCTTGTAAATTATTTTTATTTTCCCCGTATATATATACTATATAGTAAGTATATTCAATCAGTTCAAACTCGGTTGCAAAATCGGCAATACTCACCCAAGCAATACATAAGTATTGATTAGTGTATGCCGATAGCTAAAAGTAGTCTTTTATTCAATTCAGACAAAACTTCGGAGCTTTATACGGATGTTAGTATTAACACAAATCTAACATTTAGAGAGTTACGCGTTGTATTACGCCCCATTTACCGTCTCTCTAGCCCTTTACGGACACTCATTTGGTATTGCACTGTTATGGTCACCCCGTGTGCTTAAAAACTGGTTACGGTGGCTGTTGCGGTCTCACCAGTTCGTCTAATCGTTTACTTTTTACTTTGCTTGCGGGCTTATGATTATTCATAATAATTGCAAGTGCCAGCTACTAATCAAACAACAACTAAATTGTACATCATATTTTAATAAAAATCATTGAATTTATTATTTTTATTAAAATATTCAAAATAAATATATTATTTGTTAATTTAAATGCTATTCCTAGAGTGCTATTTAGTAGCACTCTAGGATATTGTATAAAAAAAACAACAAAAATTTAATTTTTTTGAATAATTAATTTTTTTAACTGTAGTCCTAAACTAAAAGTTCCGTGCAACACCTCATAGTCATTTGCATCAAAACCTATTTCTGGAGGCATCCACCATTTTGCACAACTTTCACGTGCTACTCTTTCGCCTGTACCGCTTTTGTCATTGTCTGCTATAAAAATAGGTTTAAATATTGTTTTTGAAGCGTTTAAGGCGTTTCCAGCACTAAAGCATACGTGTATAGTATATTTTATTTTAAAAGCGTTTAACGCCCTTTTTAAGCTTAAGCCAGTTGCATAGCCTTCACAAATAAAATGATACTCACCATTTCCAATTTTGTAAGTAGCTCCCGCTGTTTTAGCCCCAAATAAAAACTTTTTTTCGCCTTGCTCATTTATTAATTGAACCCCACACAATTCATTGCTAATACGCATGGGTATTACTAATAATTTTTCGTCGTTTACTGTATATATAAGCCCTTGCTCATCTTTAAAGCCTTTATTTATTAGGTATTGATGTGTGTCATTTTTGCAGCATTTTAAAATAAAGTTTGCTTTTAGTTTTGCTTTTAGTTGCATTTCTTGGCGGTCAATTTCTGCTTTTTTTATATCTTTTTTTATTTTTTCATAATCTATTTTTTCGTTTTTATCAATAAACCAGGTTACAGGCTCAATCATAGTTGCGTGGTTTTGTACGTGTGCATAGTCACCCATAAATTTAACCGCCCCATTTTTTTTATTTGGGTGGTCTACAGTGCCATATCTTTTCCACACGCCTATTGGCGGGGTATAATCAATTAGTATTTCGTGCATTTTACAAAAAGTTATTAAGTCCATTTTTACACCTTATTTTTTTTAAATTTAAAAGCAATATTTTTGTGGGTTATAAAATTTCTAACATCAAATGATACTTCGGCAGCTAAAACCTTCTCAAGATTTCTGGGCCACACTCCAAATTTATCTTTGTATGTATTAGCTGCCCAGCCGTCATTGTATTTTTTAAAATGGGCGTAAGTTAGCAATGATGAGTAAAAATCTTGCTTATCAACTATTGTTGCTTTTGTTTTTTCGCCTATCTCTTGCATCTCGGCGGGTACTACTTCAACAGTATTTCTACCTTTATGTACGAACCCGCAGCTTAAACACGAATCAGCACCTCTAGCCCATACTGCACTACATACAGGGCATTTAGCAGCTTCTTTTTCTTTGTCGCTTAATTCTTTTTTGACAACATCTTTTTTTGTTTTTGACGATAGCTCTTCTACTCCATTTTCTCTTACATCGTCCCAGTCGTCCATAAACCGCAAGTAATTACCACTGTGGTCAAGCCATAGTGCATATTCTTTGTCTTTATGAGAACGCATAACCCGCCCCATTTGTTGAATATGGCTACTCAATGATTTACTAAATGGACGTGCTGAAATACCAATTTTGATATCAGATACATCAAACCCTTTGGTTAGCTTATCGGTGCTAATTAGTCCAATAATATCACTGTTTGGTTTACTAAATTCTTCAATCGCTTGTTGAGTAAATTCGCTGTCGTCTTTGTAAGACAATGCTAAAAAGTTATAACCAGCGGCTTGAAACTTTTCGGCTAAGTCGTTTGAGTGTTCAACTCCCGATGCAAATATTATTGTTTTTTCTGGCTTACCAAAATGTTCATAAGTCTTTTTTTGCCATTCGCTTACTATGTCGCCGCTAATTTTTATGCCTCTTTCTGTAACTTCGTCTCCGCTCCATTCGCCAGCAACCTTTTTTGCCCCCGTCATATCAATTTCTTTGGCAACATAAACTCTAAGCGGTGCAAGTAATCCTTGCTCTATTAATTCAGAAGTTGTAATTGTTTGGACGACGCTTTCGTAAATATCAGCTAAACCTTTGGTAAAAGGTGTTGCAGTCAATCCAATAACTCGTAAATTTGGATTGTTTTTAATAAATTCTGCCGTTGTTTTTCTAGTGCAGTGTGCTTCGTCTACAATTAGTAAATCCATAGCCGGGAATGAACCGCGTTTTTCTAATGTTTGTGCAGAACAAATTTGTATTTGTTCGCTGGGCTTATATCTCCAATGCCCACTTTGTAAAACCCCGTGGTCTAAATCATACTTTGATAAACGTTGGCTAGTTTGGTCGCAAAGCGTTATGCGATCAAGTATCATTGCTGCACGTTTACCTTTTTGCATAACTGCTTCCATCATTGCAATTGAAAGCTCGGTCTTTCCTGCCCCGGTTGGGGCTACAAATAACTGTTTCATTTTGCCGTTTTTAAATCCTTCTCGCAAAAGTTCAACTGCTTTTGACTGATGTTTTCTTAAGATTAATTCCACGATTTACTCTCCGTTTTTTTCTGATTTTTTACGCCAAAATGCGACTTGTTTTTTTAATTCTTGATTTTCTTTTAGGTACGAGTCACGCTGTGATTCTACTGTTTTTCTTAATAATTGTTCATCTCTTAACTCAATCCTTAACGATTCTATAATGTCTGTTAATCCTATTTCTTCGCCTGTATATGTATTAGTTGCTATTTGAATTTGTTGCTCGGCTATAAAATCTTTTAGTTCATTAACTTCGTCTTTTAGAATTTGAGTTTCTGAATAATCTTTTTTTATCGCTACTAACTGCGGAGCGACTTGTTTAGTTGCCTCATTTAAACTAATGCTTCCTTTTGCTACTTCTTTTGCCAACTCTAAAGAAACTTTAGCCACTGCGTCAGCTTTACGCTGTGTCGCAATACTTGCACCACTTTTTAATGCACGGTCTTTTACTGTTTCAACGCCATGATTATTATGCCTATTTGTACCGTGAGTAGCTGTACCAGCCCAATTTGACACGCTTGCAACTATTGCAGCTTGTTGACTTAACGTAATATGTCTGCGATATAAGTTTTTACTCAAAATGAAGTCTCCAATGTTTCCATATTCATTTTCATATTCTTTAAAAGTTGGACTTAAACCAATTTCAATGCAAGCTTTATATCTGTTTCCGCCGTCTAAAATCATATTTTGATATGTAATTATTGGCTCTCTTAACCCAAATACTTCAATGTCATTTTTTAGATTTTTAAATTCTTCGGGTGACATTCGCGGGAATAAAGTGCAAAGTGGGTGTAATTCGTACATTTAATTATCCTTATATTATTATATTCCTAGAGTGCTATTTAGTAGCACTCTATGATTTACCAAAAAATTATTTATTGTGTATTTTACCTATATTTTTATTATAGCATATAATTAGAATATAATTAATCTAAAAATAATTTATCTAATTCTAATTTTTTAGCAACCCATCTTATACCTTTTGCCGTAAACATTGTACTGCTACGGGCTTTACCGTTTATATCTTTGCTTATTTTTACAGTAAAATACCCAGCGTCAATATTAGATTGATACGATTGTAAATGACCGTTTTCACGAAACATTATTTTTGCAGCGATAAGCATCTGTACAAAAGCATTCTGTTGTAACCCCAGCGACTTTGCTGCTTCACGTATGCCTATTAAACCATCGCACTTAACGAAGTTTTCAACATAAGCAACTGCTCGTGCTTGTAATGCAAGTTGCTCTGCTTGTTGCTCTACTTTTTTAGCAAGTTCAGCACCCAGCAACAATGCCTCTGATAATGTCTGTGGTACTTTAAAAGTTTGCTGTTGTGCCTCTAGTTCTTGCCAACGGTCAATAATAGCAAGGCGGTATTTAACGCTGTAACCACTAACAACCAAATCGCACTCGCGTTTAGGTAAGTTGTAAACGGTTGCAGTCTGCCCTGATGGCATTTTGTAAGGTGCTAAAAACTTAGCATCTTCTATTTCCGCCTCAACAAACACCCTGCGAATATCTGCAAGCACGTTTTTGTGCTCTTTGTTTGTGAGTTCTGCTATCTCAAGACTACTCATTGTTTTAGTTGAATTAATTAAATTCATTTTTAACCTTTATATAATAAAAAACCCAGTTAAAACCTCGGCAAAGGTTCTAACTGGGCGTAAAAAGTTTTTTTAACAGTTGCCGCTGTTTATTTTTATATTATACTCTAATTTTGATTATTTAGAAAGTTTCATTTTTTCATTAAAGTGTTTAGCCAAATCATCATTGCTTATTTTACTAAACCGTGCAATGTTAGTCGTTACTGTTTTATGCCATGGTCCATTGTCTTCATGGCTTAAATCACTTAATTGAAACGCATTTAAATTGCCGTATTCATCAATCACCTTGTTAATTAATGCCACTTGATACCCGTCAAATATAGCATTATCATCAATGCCACGGCTAACAATTGGATAAACAATTGAATCCGCCCCTTTATATTGACTTAAAGCATTGTACAAACTGCTAAATACTGGGCCATATTGCCACGCTTCGGCAGGTTCTGAAGATAGCGGTTTACCTGTAAGCCCAAGATGCCAACCATGACAAAAATAAACCAGTTTTAAAAGCTTTATTTTAGAAACTGCCATATTTTTAATCGCCGCAAGTTCTAAAACTTTATTGGCAATTAAAACGGGGCTGTACGTTTTTTTCATTGCACTCTAACAATTAATTTATTCATAAAAGTCATAAATTTTTTTGGTTTTAATAAAAACCGCGAACTGCAGTTCACCCCGTCCTTATTGTAATAACCTTGGCCCACCTTTAAACTATCAAAATTTATTTTTGCTGTTAATTCAGTGTTGTATTGCAACAATTCTGTTGATGCGTATGCTGCTTCATAGGTCGCGACGCGATTTTTATATATTTTTTTAAGTCCTGAACCGTATATTTTGATTTTTGGCTTAGGTTGTAAATTTTGTAGTATATCTGCCCAATGTGCTTTTTTCATAGTATCCCTTTATTTAATTCTAACTATTAATTTTTTTCTATATCTGCTGAACTCTTTTGGGTACATCTTTTTGTTGTTCGCAGATTGTATGCCATCATCTTTATAAAATCCCTGCCCGACTTCTAATATGTCAAGATTTTTACTGTGTACTAATTTAGGGTTGTATATTAGTA